GAAAAAAGCGTATTCATCTATCAGCTCTAAATACAAGAGCATTGAAGGTGTAGGTGCAATGGTAGTAAAAGAATTAGGTAGAAAGATATAATATGAAGTCACAAGAAACATTAGGCAAGATTATGGAACTGCTTAACCTACAAGACGAGGTTAAGTTAGAGTCTATGAAGTTAGAGAACGGCACTACTATTGAAGCCGAAGCGTTTGAAGCCAACCAAGAGGTATTCATCGTTACTGAAGATGAGAAGATTGCTCTACCTGTAGGTGAGTACGAGATGGAAGATGGTCGTATCCTTGTAGTAGCAGAAGAAGGTGTCATTGCAGAGATGCGTGATGGAGGTGAAGAAGCACCTGCTGAAGAACCTGCTCAAGAGGAGGAAGTAGAACAAGCTGAAGAAGAGCCTAAAGAGGAAGAGATGAGCTACGCTACTAAAGAAGAGTTATCTGCCGCAGTAGAAGAGATGAAGGCTATGATTGAAGAAATCAAAGCAATGATGTCTCCTAAAGAAGAAGAGATGGCTGAAGAGGTTAAGGAAGAGGAAGTAGAGATGTCTACTGACGAACCTGCTGCCAAGCCTATCAAGCATTCTCCAGACACGAAGCCTGTAGAGATGCACCAATTCTCTAAAGGAGCAAAGGGAGACACACTATCAAGAATCTTTAACAAACTCGGATAATGAAGAAAGTAGAAAAACTATGGGCTGAACTATCAGCTAAAGCACAAGAGGCTTCTCAAGAAGTTGAGTTGAGCGAAGAGCAAAAGGTAGAGTTAGCGTTAGCAGACAATCTCGCTAAATATGCAAAAGGAGTAAATCCTTACATAAATGAGGGGGAATCTTTAATTAGTTCGGCAGAGAAAATGCTAAACGAGATTAAATCAATTAAGAGTAAACTATTTACCACTGCTAACGATATGAAATCTTTGGCTGATGATTCTGCAAGTGACCTTGTTGCTTTTGAAAAAGCAGCGAAAGAATTAGGAATTGACCCTAATTCAAATGCCAATTACAAATCTGCTTCTAAAGCATTTGATGCGTATGCTAAAAATTCTCAAAAATTTGAGCGTTACGCAAAAGAATTATAAACAAGTACAACAATCAATAATTAAATAAATAGAAAGATGGCTACATCAATCACAACTACATATGCAGGAGAGTTTGCAGGAAAATACATCTCTGCCGCATTGTTATCAGCCGACACTATTGAAGGTGGCGGTATTACTGTAAAACCAAATGTAAAGTTCAAAGAGGTAATGAAAACTCTTTCTACTAACGCATTGGTAAAAGACGCTGCGTGTGACTTCGCTGACCAAAGCACAGTTACTCTTGCAGAGCGTATCCTACAACCAGAAGAGTTCCAAGTAAACTTGGAATTATGTAAGAAAGATTTCCACAACGATTGGGAAGCAATCCAAATGGGTTACTCGGCTTTTGATAGCCTTCCTCCATCATTCGCTGATTTCTTAATCGGTCACATCGCTGCTAAAGTAGCACAGAAGACTGAAGAGAACATTTGGCAAGGAGCAACTGCTAACGCAGGTGAGTTCAACGGATTTGAAGCTCTATTGGCTGCTGATGCAACAGTTGTAGATGTAGCAGGTACTTCAGTAACTGCTGCTAATGTTATTACTGAATTGGGTAAAGTAGTTGATGCTATCTCTACCGCAGTATACGGAAAAGAAGACCTATACATCTATGTAGCATCTAATGTTGCTCGTGCATACATCCGTGCTTTGGGTGGATTCGGTGCTTCAGGTTTGGGTGCTAATGGTGTAAACAACGAAGGTACTACTTGGTTCAATGGTGGTGACCTTGCTTTTGATGGTGTTAAATTGTTCGTATGTTCTGGATTGAGCGACAATACAATGGTAGCAGCACAGAAGTCTAACTTGTTCTTTGGTACAGGTTTGTTGAGCGACCACAACGAGGTGAAGCTAATTGATATGGCTGACCTTGATGGTTCACAAAATGTTCGTGTAGTAATGCGTTTTACCGCAGGTGTACAATACGGAATTGGTGCTGACATCGTACTATACTCATAAGAGTTAGTTTAGTTAATAATTGAAGGGGCAGGTAGGCATATGCTTGTCTGCCCTTTTTTATAAAAAAAATAAAAGAAATTATGGCTTGTGATTTAACAAAAGGTCGTGCGTTACCTTGTCGTGAATCAGTAGGTGGTCTTAAAGCGGTTTACTTTGTAGACTTCGGTGATTTAGGAACTATCTCTGTTACATCCGATGAGGTTACTGATATGACAGGAACATTTGATGCCTACAAGTATGAGCTGAAAGGCACATCAAGTGTAGAGCAAACTATTAACGCTTCTCGTGAGAACGGAACAGTATTCTTTGACCAAGCGGTTAGCCTTTCTTTGCCTCAATTGAGCAAGGAGGATAACAACGAAATCAAGTTATTGGCTTACGGCAGACCTCACATCATTGTAGAAGACTACAACGGCAACGCTTACTTGGTAGGTCGTGAACACGGAGCAGATGTAACAGGTGGTACTATTGCCTCTGGAGCAGCTATGGGAGATATGAGTGGTTACACTCTTACCTTTAATGCTATGGAAGTAACTGCTGCTAACTTCATTGATGGAGCAACTGATGGCAACCCATTCGCAGGAATGAGTTCAGCTACAGAAAACATTGTTACTTCGTAATTAAGTAGTATATTAGCAACGGCACTTGACATAGGTGTTTTGGTTTGGTTAGGGCAGCTCTTCGGGGTTGCCCTTTCTTTTTGATATAACACTTATACCTCTTGGTGGTTAACCTATTATGCATATAGTAACTACAACAGACAAGAAGATATATTTCGTTCCAAGAGCGTTTGATACAAGTGTATCTGTTAAGATTACAGATGAGGAAACCAATGTGTCCGCTACGGAGTCTCTAACGGCTACGAAAGAGGCGAATTACTTGCATATAACACCTTCTTATACATTCGTAGAGGGTAAGTATTACACGATAAGAATAACAGGCTCTAACGAGATATATAGAGGTAAGGTTTATTGTACCAATCAAACCGACCTTGAGAAGTTTAGTGTCAATAATGGTGAGTTCACCTATTACGAGGACACTGATAATGATAATCAATACATTTACCGATGAGCAATATACGCATCGTAAACCTTGCAACGCATACTACCCCACAGGTTGTAGAAGACAATCGTAAGCAATGGGTAGCATATGGCGAGGACAATAATTACTTCCAATACCTTATAGACAGGTACAATGGTAGTGCTACAAACAATGCCATTATAAATGGTATGAGTGAGCTTATCTACGGCAAGGGGCTATACGCTACCGATGCTCAAAGAAAGCCAGACCAATATGCACAGATGAAGTCTCTGTTCTCTCGTACTTGTATGAGGAAGGTGACCTTTGATTTGAAGGCTATGGGTCAAGCAGCATTCCAAGTCATCTACAATAAAGACAAGAGTAAGATCGTACAAGTAGAGCATATGCCTATTGAGACCTTACGCTTTGAGAAGATGAACGAGGATGGTGATGTATGTGGTTACTACTACTCTAAAGATTGGACAAAGATTCGCAAGAGAGGCTTTGAGCCTGTACGCATCCCTGCGTTTGGTCACGGTGAGAAAGGTGAGGGTCTTGAGATTTATTGTATCAAGCCTTATCGTAGTGGATTCTACTACTACTCACCTGTAGACTATCAAGGTGGATTGCCTTATGCAGAGTTAGAAGAGGAGGTAGCAAACTACCACATCAATAACATTAAGAACGGCTTATCGCCAAGTATGTTGATTAACTTCAACAATGGTGTACCAACGGAGGAAGAGCGTGAGCTTATAGAGAGAAGAATCATACAGAAGTTTAGCGGTTCATCTAATTCTGGTAAGTTCATCTTGGCATTTAACGATAACAAGGAGATGGCTGCAAGTATTGAGCCTGTACAGTTATCGGATGCAAGTGAGCAATACCAATTCTTGGCAGACGAGAGTATGCGTAAGTTGATGGTAGCCCATAGGGTTACTTCACCTATGTTGATGGGTATTAAGGACAATACAGGATTGGGTAACAATGCTGATGAATTGAAGACTGCAAGTCTCTTATTTCACAACACAGTTGTTAGACCTATCCAAGAGTTGATATTAGATGCTTGTGATGACATCCTTGCGGTGAATGAGGTGAGCCTTAACTTATACTTCAAGACTTTGCAACCTTTAGAGTTGCAGATTGATATGGAGGAGGAAGTAAAAGAGGAGTTGAGTAGCGACTGCGGATGCAAAGACGAGTTGAAGGATGCTGATGACCCTTGTACGGAGGGTTATGAGATGGTCGGTATGAAGATGAAGAACGGCAAGAAAGTACCGAACTGCGTACCTATAGAACAATTAAGCGAGGATAGCCGCCCTTTTCTTAATGACGAGTTAGCCCACGAGATGTTAGATGCATTGGCTGACTTGGGTGAGGAAGAGCCAGAGGGCTATGAACTCATTGATGCAGAGGTTGTAGGAGACGATGAACCAGAGGAGTTTGATACTGAAGAATACCTCAATGGATTAGTCAACTTATCCGCTACACAAGACAGTAACCAAGACTCCGAGATATACAAGGTAAGATACAAGTATGTGAAGGGTACAAAGAAGACTTCTAAAGGCTCTTCTCGTAGCTTCTGCAAGACTATGTTATCTCAAGGAAAATTGTACCGCAAAGAGGATATTGGTATGATGAGTGCAAGAGGCGTTAACAAGAGCTTTGGACACAAGGGTAGAAACTATTCTTTGTTTAAGTACAAGGGTGGTGTAAACTGCTACCATAGATGGGAGCGTAGAATCTACAAGAAGAAAATGAAGAAGAACGGTGAGCCGTATGGTGGAGATGCTCTACGAGGCACTAAATATGTTAATGTTAACCAAGCGGTAAGAGCAGGATTTAAGCTACCTAAAAACCCTAAAGAGGTATCTACTGCACCTATTGATATGCCAAGACAAGGGCATCACCCTAATTACGGAAAATAATGGCAAAGGTATTATTCATAAAAAGAGACGATTTAGTACGCAATAGCGTAATCTCTGGAAATGTAGACTCCGATAAGTTCCTGCAATTTATAGAGATTGCACAGGAGATACATATTCAAAACTACTTGGGTACAAAGTTATACGACAAGTTGCGTGATGACATTGTAGCAGACACTCTACCTGTAGCTTACGCTACTTTGTTAGATGACTATGTACAACCTATGTTGATTCATTGGGCTATGGTAGAGTATTTACCTCACGCTGCCTATACGATAGGTAATGGAGGTGCTTACAAGCACACGGCAGAGAACAGTATAGCTATGGAGAAGAACGAGGTGGACTTCTTAACGAACAAGCATAGAGATATAGCTGAACACTACACTCGTAGGTTTATTGACTTTATGGCTTTTAACAACTCAAGCTATCCCGAATATAATGCAGCAACGAATGACGATATGTACCCAGACAAAGATGCGGTCTTCAACGGTTGGCAGTTGTAAGAAACGCTACGAGCCAAAGGAGGTTAACCTAAAAAGGCTACAGAAACTCGTAAAAAAATTAGAGAATAATGGCAAGTGATGAAAAAGGATATGGAGCAATCTACGGCTCTACTTGGTGGGGTAGTGGAGATGCATTTACCAACCAAATAGGTTGGGGAAGTGCAATGTTCTACATATTAGACCCTGCACAATTCCAACAAAGAGCATTAGAAGATGGTGCTACGATGGAGGCTTTTGAGTGTGTTTCTAAATCTTTGAGAAGATTCCCACAAGCGGATAGAGGCAGACAATTAATGGATGCTTACGATAGCAGAGTAGAATTAGCAGGAGGTGATACTGAAGCGAGAACCTGTACGATTAACGAATTAAACGAATTGATATGAGTCTGTATAAGGATGCATCATTAGTAATGTTGCCGAGTGCGGTAAAGGATGGTAAGTTGTATAGCATACGCCCTACTCCCGAATATGGAGATGAGGAAGTAACGAACGGAGATTTTGCTACGGATAGTAATTGGAGTAAAGGCGGAGGTGCTACAATATCTGGAGGAAAAGCAAATATAATTGGTGATGGCAGTACCTATGTTTCTATAACTCAAAATTCAGTTTTTACTACAGGTAAGAAATACAGAGTTTCTGTAGATGTAGTAATCAATTCTGGTCTTGGTCTTAAGTTTCAAGATGGAGCGACTAATGAGAATATAGGATTTGCAACATCAAGCGGAACTTATGTTTTTGATTTTACCGCAGGTTCAAATACAAGTTTAGTTGTTGGCAGAAGAACAGGTGGAACTGCTTTTAATTCTTCAGTAGACAATGTATCAGTCAAAGAGGTGCTTGTTAATGGAGACTTCACATTTAGCAGGGGTTCAAATCTTGCTGCTACAAGGGTAGATGTTAATGGTCTTATTGAGAAGGGTAGAGAGAATGTCTTGCTGCACTCTAATACATTTAATACAAATTGGGCTTTAACAGGTTCAACTTCAGTTACAAGTGGTCAAGGTGGATACGATGGAACTAATGATGCTTGGCTTTTAAGCAAGACCGCAGCTGGCGGTAGGATAAACCAATCGGTAAGTTTGAGCGGTGTGCAAACATTAAGTATGTACGCTAAAGCGGGAACACTAAATTGG